GGGAAGACACCTGCATTATTGACAAGGTTCAACATCAAGCGGTTGTAATCACTTTCGAGAGTGAAGGCAATTACACTCAAATAAGAATAGCAACAATTATTCCAAGAGATAGGGTATTTGTTAAAGCTGGAACAAGAATCTTTACATTAAGAGAATATAAAGGAGGATTTTAATAATGTCAAAATTAAGAATCAAAATGAGAGAAGAAGCCTTAGAAGATTATTTAAAGGAATTAGTGAGTACTTTGGAATGGACAGTGTTAAGAATTAAGGCAAACCAAATAGACTTAAAGAATGAAATAAAAGGAAAAGGAGATTTGGACGCAGTAGTTAGAACGGTTAGGAACAGCATTAAAGAGGTAACAACAATGAATTTCAGAGTTTCGGATGGGGCTGATTATCTTGGACAATACATCTATCAAAAAGCTATAAGCCAAAAGGAGGAAATTAAATAATGGGAAATGAAAAAGAAAAATACCCATGGGAAAGAGGAATAGATAATGAATAATAGAGATTTTAAAATTTACTGGGGAATAAGAAAATTAAAGAGTGCAACGAATGCTGGAGACAGTTTATCATATTTCCTTCAAGGATGCCTGGACTCAGGAATAACACAACAGAGATTAGATAGACTAATCGATAAAGTTAATAAAGATATAAAGGAAAAATATATACCAATGTAGAACAGACTAATTTCCTATAAAAAGGGTAAGGAGGGCTGAGGAAATGATTGGCGGAGTTTAAAGCTCTGCAAGGCGGGGACCATATCCCCGCCGGTGATTAAAAGGATTTAACAACTAACTGCAACCTAAAGCGCGGGCTGGCCAAGATTATGGCTCCAGAAAAAAGACAATCGGGAATATTTAAATGCCGACCGAACCGGGACTGGATCCAACCGCACTCCTTCCATGGAGGAGCACTAAACTTCGAGAGTTAGTGGGTTGCAGTTAGTTGTTAAACTAAAAGGAAAGCGTCTTGTAAATGAGAATGTCATATTCTCACACTTTCAACCTCCGGAAAATTAAAAATGTAAAGAAGAACGATCTTAATAGGGTTGCGACAAAGAGATATAGGTCGATATCCAGTTCGCCGTTCTTTACAATGTTCCTTTTATTTTTCGGGGTTCTAAAAAAATTAAGGAGGAAATAAAAATGGAAAAATTGAGAAATAACTTCAAAAAAAACGAAACAGTAAAAGAATTTTGGACAGAAAATTTGGGAGTTTGCAGAAGGAACTTGGATAATGCCAGAGGGAAAACAACACTGAAAAAATGGAATAGTGAATTTGCTAATTGCGAATGTCATTTGAGGCATTTGGAAAATTAATAAGGAGGATTCAAAAATGGACAATGACGAGAGGTTATTTAATTTAATGAAATTATATAAGGAATACAAAAAAGATTTAACAAAATATACTGAAAAAACAACTAGCAATGACGTATTCAAGTACGACCATCAAATAACATTTTGTAGAGGAAGATGTAATGCTACTAGACAAATAATGGTAGAATGTTTTGGATTCAAAACTAACGATAAAAGATTCTAAAAATGAATTAAGGAGGAAGATGATAAATGAAGAACAGTACTCCTAAAGAAAATATTGAAACAAAAATATATAATAATGACGGAATTTTAAGGTATTACAATAAAAGAATAGATGAAATAAAAGCATATATCGACGGAGGAAAAATGAAAAACGGCAGGCTATTTAGACTTTTTGAACTTAGGGACTTAAATAAATTATTAGATGATTTAAAAAAAGGCAAAGAACGTATTATAAAATTTAAAATTGAATTACAAAATCAACTTAAAAAGGAGGAATTAAAATGAAAGAAGAAATGACAGTTGACGAAATCACAAAGGAAAAATTCGATGCTTACTGGACAGTACAACAATCTGGAGTAACCAACATGTTTAGTGTTAAAAACATTATTAAGTACGCGTTGGATTTTGCAGATGTAGTTTTAACAAAGGAGGATTGCATCTGCATTATGAAAAATTACAAAACACTAGAAGAAAAATATAAATAAAAAGGAGCGCGGGGAAGAAGAAGGGAAAATACACGATTTTAACGGAAACCCAGTAGGCAGTTTTAAATTAACCAACTGGAAATAAGACCGCTTGTCAATTGAACCCTCTCAAAAATGCCGGGCTTGTGGGGACGAGCTCTCATTTTTTTTGAGAGGGGAAAGGGGGCAGGGAAAATGCGGTTGCGGGGTCAAAACCCCGCAGGTGGAAAAATAAAAGGAGGATTAAATAAATGAAAATAAAATTCATAAAAAAAGTAGGCGCAGAGTGGATTAAGAAGTATAATTACAAAATAGTGGTACTGAATCCTAAAGGATGGGGCCAATATCCGGAAGAACAAGACCGTTCATTCAATACAGAGAAAATAACTAAGAGAGAATTTGAGAATAGGTTGTTCAAATCGACCGTTTTTAGGGAATTTTTTTGTTTCCAAAAAAAAGAAGAAACTAAAGCGGAGGAAATATCCGAAATTCAATTAGGATTAATTAGAAAACATGAAAGACTAATAAAGGCGAAAAGGACCGATGAAGCAAAATTAATGGTAAATACATTTGAGGAATACAATATAAACGTGGAATTCTCTGTAGACCATTATTTCTATTATGATCGGAACACTAATAAAGTAATACATAGTTTTGAATTATAACGGGGAGCAACTCTGCTAGTGGAAGAAATAGAAAGGAGGGTTTAGGAAATGGTAGGTAAATTTAAAGGATTAGATATAGCGATAGGAAAAACTAAAATATTAATCAAAAAGGAGGAAAGGGAAGCTGAGGAAATGACGGAATACTACAAGAGCGGGCCCTCTGGGAAGCTTAATCTTGGGGGAATAACAAGACTGAATTCTTATAACCATGCAATTCGTAAAATGAAGGAAATATTAAGTGTACTTGAAGAATAATTTAAATAAAAAAATAAATAGGAGGATTAGAAAATGAAAGTTTACGCTAAAACCGATCAAACAATAGGGAAATCTTACACGAGAAACAAGAACGGAAATAAATTAAGAAAGGACCAGACAATTAAGAAAGGACAGGTATTTGAGGTAAAAAATGAATTTGTTTCTGAAATTAACGGCCTAAAGTATCTGGAATTAATCGGGCCGAATGAGGAAACCTATCAAGTCCAAGCTTACGGGTTTGACGTAAAAGGTAGCCCCAAGCCCAAACAAGAAAGAACTGAACAAGAACGTCTACTTAGCTGTATTCATGGAATAATTGAAGACTCCAAGAATGGAGAATTTACCTTTGGGTTTAAGAAGGGAGGTTACTCAGAAGAGGAAGATGAAGGACAGATCCGACTTGAAAAAATCGTTGAAGGCAAGAAAATATTTATTCAAGGAAAAATAGGCGCCAGAGCAATGAATTCAAAAATTCATCCGGCTATAGTCTTTCAAAATTCTTCAGGGTTGAACACTTACACTAAGTGGGTTTATCCAAGTAAAAATAAGAGTGATGGAGTCCTTAAGGGGAAGATTAAAGGTATTATGAGGGAATACCTTCATAAATTAGTGGAAGCTTTAACGAAACTCCAGGAAACAAATCAGAAACTTAAGAAAGAGCAGAAACAACTATTGAACGATTTATTGGAGTTTAATCCGACGGCCAATCCAATGGGAGTCAACATTAGTTGTGGAAATCCCGTAAAGGAATTCAACGTTGTAGTATCATTCGACGACTCCGAAAATTACAAAGTTCATTTTATGCTTAACAATCCTAGCCCAAGTTTTACCAAAGAAGACCTAAAGGTTGTTTTGGAAGCACTAACTAAAATCCGTTGACGGCTTATTAGCTTTCTTGTACATGGAGAGGTACTTCCCTTGCACTTGAGCATTAGTTAGCCCTCTAGCATGTTATAACATGGGAAAATGCAAGGAAGGGTACTTCCCATACGCAGAAGAGGTATCTGAAAAATAACAAATATAAGGAGTAGTGCATGAAAAAGAAAAAAACTAGAAAAGAAAGACTGAAAAAGGCATTCGTGAAGATTATTGACGAGAACACCGTTTATGATGATCATTTGCTTGGTAGCCACGAGGAATTGGCCGATAAATTAGTTGCCAAAATAATAGAAAAGGGTATGCTGAAGGGAGAAAAGAATATGAGACCACTTTAAGAAAAAAAGTTGTACTGATGAGTCTTTGAAAAGACGAAACCGGGGGGTTTCCTCCGGTCTGCAATTAAAAAATAAGGAGGAAATAAGAATAAGATGAATAAAGCCAATAAGGCAGTGTGGAAAGAACTAAATAAAGAATATAATCAAGTAATAGACGACTCTGTTATATCAGAATATGACACAATTCAAGAATACCTACAAACTATAAGCCCGCGAACACGGAAAAGGTTTGGTTACTTAGCCATGATTTTACACAATTTATTAATTGAGGGGGAAAAACAATGAGCAACGTTGAATATGTATTTAGATTAAGCAGAGGATTAATAAAATCTGGGTCTCAGGACCGGGCACGGGGAATACAGGAGCTAATTACCCTACTAATTGGGTTGGATAGTACTTATCCTAAGAAAATACGTCACGATAATGACCTGTGGTTTTTTACTAAGGACAACCAAACAAAAAATGACTGGACTGTTATTGAAACAATGCTTGAAGCTTTCGAAATTCCAATTCAGTGCCGGGAATTTGGACTATTCGGGTTCTTCCGAACGGAACTTCCCAAGGAATTAATGTTGCAGAATTTTAATTTCTTGAAAGCGGCCCTCCCTGCTCCGGAAAAAACAAAGTTTACTGTTCAGAAACTGAATTTCGGAGCTCTTCAGTTCCCGGGGCACAAGGCCACTCTTTTCAGATTTAGTCATTCTACCCTGGAAGTAACGACTGATACTACTCTAATATTATCTAATGATGAAATCAATGAACTGGATACCTCCCGTATTCGTAAGGGAATGTCGATTTGGGAAATAATTTGCAACTACCCGTTTTTCCGACCAATTAAGTACGTTCTGGCCCATTCGGTTTCCAATCACGTTAGTCCAAAAGGAAAAACTGACACAATGTATGAAGCAACATTATATTTGGCGACAAAGGAGGATAACTAAATGATTAAACTACACGAAATTCTGAAGAGGAGAATTGTAGTAGAAATAAGGGAATTTTGGGGTTACATTCAACCGCTTAGAACAGAGCCCATATTTTGGTTTCTGTTGGCAATATGGGCGTTCGCATTAAATATAAAGTAAGAGGAGGACAATTAAATGATTAAACTGTATGAATTTCAAAAAAGAGGAGTAAATTTCCTCAAAGCTCATGGCAGGGCGCTGTTGGCGGATGAAATGGGCTTAGGAAAAACTATTCAGGCAATAGAGGCATCTAAAGGTTTAGGCAGGGTGTTGGTTATTGCTCCAAAGACACTTCATCGGAATTGGGAACTGGAGCTTTCCGAGTGGGCCCCAGGGGTTCCGGTAGTAAGAATTAAAGGAGGAAAAGAGAAGAAACTTAAAATTATTTCTGAATTTGAAAGGGGCTATTTGATTGTTAATTATGAATTGTGCCGTCTGACAGCCGGCCAAGAAAATCAATATTTGAATGCGGCCATTAAAAGAAAATTCAGTGGGGCAATTATTGATGAAGCGCACAATATCAAGAACAGAAAATCCCAACAATCTTTAGGAATCCGGAGGCTTTGCTCAAAAATACCCTCTGTTTATTTGTTAACAGGAACGCCGATTGTAAATCGCGTGGACGATTTGTGGCCTCTCTTAAATCTTGTTAACCGGAAGGTATTTTCGTCTTTCTGGGGATTCTGTCGAAAATACGCCAGAGTGAATATTACTTATTGGGGATGGACGGTTGACCCCAGACCAACTAATCCTGCACAATTACGGAGGGATCTCGGGCCCTATGTTCTAAAGAGGAGCAAAAAGGAAGTAATGCCTGAATTGCCCGCCAGAATTAGTCGGTCTATTTTATTGGAAATGACTCCGGAACAGGCCAAGCTTTATAAAAAGGTTAAAAAGGATATTATAATAGAGCTTGCTAATGATAAACAAATTAGTATTTTGGGCGTATTACCGAGAATTGTGCGATTAAAACAAGTCGCTTCCTGTCCGAGTATCCTGTCGCCCGGAATAAAATCCCACAAGGAGGAATATCTTTTGGATTTGATTGAGGACGTAGCTGAAGACGACAAAATTTTAATCTTCTCTAGTTACAACAAAACCTTAGAGTATTTATCGGGATTCTTCGAGGAACATAATATTAAGCATTTTGTTATGACTGGCGAAACCCCTATAAAAGAAAGGTATAGGCTAATTAAAGATTTTGACGACCAGAAAGTTAGGGCCTTCCTTATGAATACCAGTTTGGGGGTAGGCCTTAATCTGACGGCCGCTTCGATAGTTGTTTTTGTGGATAAGCCTTGGAGCCCGGCAATTATAGAACAAGCCATTTCCCGGGCACATAGAAGAGGCCAAACCAAACCCGTAACAACTATTAGTTTGGTTACGGAGGGTACTATTGAAGAATGGATAGAGGATTTAGTGAAGAATAAAGGAAACATTTTAGAGGAAATTGTCGGAAAATTAAAGGAGGGATTTTTGGATGAAAGGTAAAATAATTAAAAGGAGGAACGTCTATGCGTCTTATGGCAAAGCCGTAGAAACAGTAGTTAGCCTGGACGAGGTCGTACGAATGTTACATTTTTTCAATGTAGAAAGAAGAATTGATAGAAAGGAAGTGGAAGCCTATTTATTAGACGGACACGAAATCTGGACTATGAATGCAACTTATTTTCTAAAGGGAGGAAAATTGGATGTCAAACGCAAAAAACAATAAAAGATTAAGCGATGAAGAATACAAGGAATTAATAAAGGAAGAGAACAGGAACCTCAGAATGTCGGATAAAGAGGAAAATAAGAAAGATAAAGAAAATTTTCCGAATAAACACCCGGAAAGGGATTATAAGGACATTCTGAAAAAAAGATCATCCATTACCAAAAGGGACTGGGGAGGTCATTGTTTTGAATATTGCGGTAAAGAAATTGCTCATTCCACTAAAATTACTGACTTAACCCAGAAACAGGCAAAAACCATTTGTGAGATTTTAAGGATTCCACTGGCAGGAGAATCCCCGGACCAAGTGCCAAAGGAAAGACTTTGTCCCTGTGGCTGCGGAGAGATGTTAGAGAAGGGAAGAAAGTTTAGGCAGGGGCACGATGCTAGATTAAAATGGAGGCTTATTAAGGAATACAGGAAGACAAAATCCAAGAAAATATTTGAGGAGTTATCCCATTGGGGATGGGAAAGGTTTATTGGCTAATCTTGCCTAAAAAGGGGAATAAACTTGCCAATCTTTACCAGTTTATGGTAAAATAAAAACAAAAAAGGAGGTCTAACTACATGAAGAAAACAATTAGTTTCTCGGAAATTGCTGCCTGGTCAACCTGCAGGAAAAAATGGGAATTTAGCTACGTGAAGAATTTAGCTCCCAAGAAGAGCAGGAGAGTTCCTATGTTTGGTTCTTGTGGCCACGAGGGATTGGGGGCCCTACATAAAGGGCTAGACTACACAAAGGCAATAGATTTATGGGTTGCGGAACAAATCGACAACGAAAACTGGTTTGAGGAAGAAATAGTTGACATTCAATTAATAGGAACTCAAACCAAGAATATTTTACAGCGTTATCAGGAAGTTCTTAAACAGTCTAACTGGAAAGTTTTGGAGGCTGAAGAGCGATTTGAAATTCCTGTGGCGGGATTAACTACTAAATTAATTGGCTACATTGATTTAATTATACAGGATGAAACAGGCAAACAGTGGGTTGTAGAGAATAAATTTCCCTCAGTGTCCTTTAAATCACAGGAAGAGATTGAATTGAACGCCCAGTTTGGTATTTATCATTACGCTGCTCTAAGGAAGAAATACGACATAATTGGTCTTATTTATGAACAGTTAATTCAGAAGATTCCCAAAATTCCAATAATAAATAAGAACGGTTCAGTTTCTAAGCAGGAAATTTACACCGATTGGGAAACTTACGAAAAAGTAGTCAAGGCGCAAGGCTTAGACAGTGCGGATTATTTGAGTATGAAGGAGAAATTAATTCATAAGAAATTCTTCAATCGATTCCACATCTATAGAAGTAAGCGCGAAATTCAAATGTTTATGCGAGATGTAGAAAGGAGGATTTGGAGCATCGTTAAAAAGAAGAAGCATATTTACAGGAGTGAAGGATTCTTGTCCTGTCCAATGTGCCCTTACAAGGAATTGTGTCTTGCTGAATTACGCGGACACGATGTAGCGTATTTGATTTCAGAAAATTTTGAAACGAAAAAAAGGAGAAAGGAGGAAACTGTAAGCAATGAAAATAGTACAATCGCCGGAAAAGACGGGAATTAATATTAATACTACTCCCACTTCCAAACCGAAAATTGAAATTTACCAACCCCAAATGAAGGGCTACTGGCTTAAAATCCTTATCTATGGACCTAATGGGGTGGGGAAAACTACTTTAGGGGAATCAGCAAATAATTGTGCTTTAACCAGTCCCGCGTTATTTATTAATATAGAAGGAGGAATGCTATCAGTTGTAGATAAAAAGCCCGAAGTAGTCGACTTAAAAAATTACCGGCAACTTGATGAAATTTTTTGGTTTCTTGCTAAGGGGAACCATAATTACAAAACAGTGATTATTGATTCCTTGTCGGAATTACAGCTTTTTAATTTGGACGCTATAGTAGCCGAACAATTAAGCAAACCGAGTGCTGCGGGGAAAAAACGACACGATATGGATGACCTTTGGCAGGAAGATTACGGAAAGAGTACTCAGGAATTAAGGCGTGCCACCAGACAGTTTCGAGATTTACCTATGCACGTCATTTTTACTTGTCTTGAGTCTTCCACAATGGATAAGGACGGACAAGAACGAGTTTTCCCCCAATTAACGCCGAAATTGAGGAATTCGGTTTTGGGATATATGGACGTAGTTGGTTATATGTATAATCAACGAATTAAAGGAGAAGATGGGAAAGAAGTCCTTGTTCGAAAATTACTGTGCCAAAATTACGGTAAATGGGCTGCCAAGGATAGAAGCCCAGGAGGAAGGTTGGGACTAATTATAGATGACCCAACTATTGAAAAAATAATGGAAAAAATAACAGGAAAGGAGATTAAAAAATAATGGAAGAGGAATTATTAGGATTAAAGGACGAATCCGGAGCGGAGGGCGTTCCTTCTGGAATCACGCCCGTTGAAGATAAAGTTACTTCTAAGCCGGGACCAGTTGAAACGCCAGTAAAGGAAACAGAGACCGGAATAATGCCCGGAAGCTCCGACGGAATGGGTTTACCAGATGAAGGAGAAGATGTTTTTGAGGAGGATTTCACTGATGTAGATGGTAGCGGAGGATTTTCCTTCGTACCTAAGGGCTATTATCACGCCAAAGTCCAAAACATGGAAAAGGGTGTAAGTCAGGCAGGAAACCCGCAATACGTTTGGCAGTTTAAAATTATTGCCGGACCGTCCGATGTTAAAGGCGTAGTTTTAAAATTCTGGACCAGTTTACTTCCTCAATCGAGATGGAAGGTTGTAGAAACCTTAGAAGCTTTAGGAGTTAAAGCGATGGGCAGTATAGCCAGATTCGGAAGAAAAGACGTACTTGGCGGTCCCTGCATAATTCAAGTCTTTGAAGAACCCTATGAGGGCAAACCATCATCCAAGATCCAGAAAATTTTCAGGCCAAATAAAGATACTCTGGAAGCAATAAAAAAAGAAAAGGAAGATGTTCCATTTTAGGGAGGACCGATGTTAATTAGAGAAAGAGACAAATTTGATCAATTTAAATCTAAATTAGAACAAGCCACCTACATAGTTTGTGATACAGAAACAACCGGACTTGATTGTTTTAATTTAGATCAGGTAATAGGTATATCCTTTTTTATTCCTGAGTCTGTAACCTCTATCGAGGGAAGCCAATGTTATATTCCCTTCAGACACAAATCCGATTTGCCTCTGCTTAAGGGCCGGCGGGTTAACGCCCCAATTTCGTGGCTTTACGAATTGGCTCCGATATTCGCCGACCCCAAAAAAATTTTAATCGGCTACAACGTTAAATTCGATGTTAATTTTATTGAAG